ACGATACATTCGATAAGATTGAGAATTGCCAGAAGGCAGTTAGAATGTGGGATCAGTATGCCCGTAAAGAAGGGTTAGAGACTGAGTATGTATGCCTTGAAGTTACATTGAAATCAAACGTATGATTAAAAAAGGTAAAGAAGAGTTCAGTGGCTATAACAAGCCAAAGAGAACACCCAATCATCCAACTAAGTCCCATGCTGTACTGGCTAAGGAAGGTAGTACCGAGAAGCTAATAAGGTTTGGACAGCAGGGTGTATCCGGTGCTGGTTCTGCCCCTAAGACACCTTCAGAGAAAGCCAGACAAAAGTCATTCAAGGCTAGGCATGCTAAGAATATTTCAAAGGGTAAGTTATCTGCTGCGTATTGGGCTGATAAGGTTAAGTGGTAACATAGGATCCAAACATGGGAATCGCTTCACAAATCGCTAAGAAAGTTGCTAAGACTGCTGAACCTACGGGTGAAGAGGATCTTAAAACTTTAAAGTCCTTGTCTAGGAAAGTTAATGCAGCAAGAAAAGCTGAGAGACGGGCTGAGGATTTATCAGAGAATAGCCCTGAAAAGCTAAGACTGAAAAGAGCAGAAGAGCGTTACGATGCTTTTGTTCAGGAAAGCAAAGGTAGAAGGGATAGACGCTTTCAAGAAGTCATGAAATGGTCTGATGACGAGTTTGAAAGATTTAAACAAGGGGAAGACGTACCCCCAAACTTAGCTAAAGGCGGTATGGTAAAAAAGAAAACCCACGCACTTAACAAATTTTACGGTAAAAAGAAAGGTAAGTAATATGGCACTCGCACGATTCCTAACCAAGCAATTGGAAAAGATGGACAAGTCAGCAAAAAAGATGGCTGGTTCCCCCGGCTATGACGATGACACCTTAGCTGCTCAGAAAGAGTACGCTAAAGAGCAGAAGATTGAGAAGAGTAAGAAGCTAAGCAAAGAAGAAGAGATGGCTGCTGACCGTGAAGCATATAACTCTGCCATGGGTATCAAGGGCGGAACGAAGAAGGGTCCTCTCACAGACAAAGAGAAGAAGCAATTGCAAGAAGAATTAAATTTGCGTAAGGGCGGTGCAGTTAAGAAGAAGATGGCTTACTCTAAAGGTGGCGCAGTCAAAAAATACAATAAGGGAGGCATGGCTAACTGTGGTGCCTCTATGAAGCCAACACAGAAAGCGAAGAAATAATATGCCAAGCAAAGATCCCAATATTTTCAAACGTGCCTATGAGAATGTAATGGGTACTCCTGAGCAGAATGAGAAAGCCAAGAAAGAGATCGAGAAGTACAAAGAGTCTAAGGCTAAGGAAAAGGAAGCTGAAAAGAAAATGGCTGCTGGGGGCTTGTCCTCAAGCAAAGCTTTGCGGAAGGGGGGAGATGTTAAGAAAGATTTCAAACCTTGTGCAGGTTGCCCCTCACCAGCCAAGTGCAAAGCTGCAGGTAAATGTATGGCTAAGAAGATGGCTGCTGGTGGTAAGGTAACTAAGTCTGGTTCTAAAGCTGCTAAGGCAGGTAAGGCTCCTTTCCTAGCGATCATGATTGGTGTACCCAAGGCTAAAAAGAAGTAAGCAGCATGGCAGTTCAAGACCAGTTAGAAATTCAAGCATTAACCAAAGAACTGACTGCACTTAAACTAGCAGCACAGGGTAGAGCTACTCCTGATTCAAGAATTAATAAGCGTATTGCTGCAGTAGAAGATCTGATAGGTCGTAAGAAGACAGCTACGCTAAGTACTCCAAATGCTACATACAAAAAGGGTGGTATGGTGAAAAAAGATAAACCAGTTAAGAAGATGGCACAAGGTGGTGCAGCCACGGACAAGAAGATTGCTAAAGTCGGTAAGGTCATGAAAGAGTTTAAAGAAGGTACTCTCCACTCAGGCAAGAATGGTAAGGTAGTAAAAGACAAAGGTCAAGCAATTGCGATTGCCCTGTCTGTTGCTCGGAAGAAAAAGAAGTAATCAATGACGATTACGTACTACCCTGCCCGTGGGCAGTCAGCTGACTTACCTATCAATGTCGCAATTGGTGGTACAAATGTAGACGCATTTGGTAGACTTCGTATTAGCAATCCCCTAACGCTGTTTGATTCATCTCATCGATTTACAGACAATGCTCTATGGGTAGATAGTACAAGTGGTACTGCCAGTGCCACGTTTAATACCAATCAAGGGCTAGTGGATTTAGCCGTTGGCACAGCTAACGGTGACTCCCTCATCCGTGAGACAAAGAAAGTATTTGCATATCAGCCCGGTAAAAGTATTTTGGTCATGGCTACGTTTGTTATGGCTGCTGGTAAAACCAATCTAAGACAGCGAGTAGGGTACTACGGACTAGAGAATGGGTTTTACTTAGAGCAAGATGGTACAACAGTGTATCTTGTAGAACGTAGTAAAGTATCAGGCTCAGTCGTAAATACTAGTGTTGCCCAATCTAGCTGGAACAAAGATAAGCTGGATGGTACGGGTCCATCGGGTTTAACCTTGGACTTATCCAAAGCACAGATTATGTACTTGGATATTGAATGGCTAGGTGTAGGTACAGTTCGTGCTGGGTTTGTGATTGATGGTGTGTTTGTTCCGTGCCACAGCTTTCATCACGCCAATAACACATTTACAAGTACGTACATTACAACTGCGTGTTTGCCACTACGTTACGAGATTACTAATACTGGAATTACAGCAAGTGCCAGTACATTAAAACAAATTTGCTCTACAGTTATATCTGAAGGTGGTTATCAGCTTCAAGGTATGGAGCATGCGATTGGGACTACGATCACTTCTCCTCGCACACTGACAACTGCAGGTACTATATATCCTATAGTGTCTCTCAGATTAAAAACTACAAGATTGGATGCAATTGCTATTTTGTCTGCCTTGTCTATTTTGGGGATTACGAATAATGCAAACTACAAATGGAGTATTGTGAGTGGTGGCACTACAACCGGGGGTACGTGGGTTAGTGCAGGAACAGATTCTTCTGTAGAGTATAACATTACTGGAACATCTTTTACTGGGGGTAAAACATTAGCCTCTGGGTATTTCCAAGGATCCAATCAAGGATCTTCCAGTATTGATATACCAAAGGATGCTTTGTTTACATTTCAGCTAGAACGTAATTCATTTACGCCTACAGTTTATGAAATGACATTGACTGCAACCGCTGCAAGTAACGGAGATCAAGTGCATGCTTCGTTAGACTGGGAAGAAGTAACACGCTAATATGGCAACTAAGAATAGAACAATTAGTACAGTACTAACTACATCAAATGCAGATTTGTATGTGGTACCAGAACGGTGGAATGCAGAAGTATTTAGTATCTTCATTACGAATACAACTGCAGCACCTAAAACCATTTCATTAGAGTGGTACGATTCTGTGAATAGTACATGGAGTTATCTGATGAAGGATCTGCCACTAGTTGCTAACGGCATTATCCAGATTGAGGAATCGATATACTTAATTGCAACCGATAAGATTCGAGGGTTGGCAAGTGCGAATACTAGCGTTACTGTCACCTTTAAAGTACTGGAGGATTTTGCTACGGCACTATAAATTATGGCTACTAAAAATAAATCTACTGTCAATGCTGCAGGCAACTATACTAAGCCGGAGTTACGTAAACGGATTGTATCACAGGTAAAAGCTGCAGCTACACACGGAACTGCTGCAGGTCAGTGGTCAGCGAGGAAAGCACAGCTAGTAGCAAAGAAGTATAAGGCTGCCGGTGGGGGTTATAAGTGAGTGCCCTCAAGCAAAGTCAGCTATCTCTTAAGTCGTGGGGCAAACAGAAGTGGCGTACCAAGTCAGGGAAACCAAGCTCACAGACCGGGGAAAGGTACTTACCAGAAGCTGCTATTAAAGCTCTTACTCCTGCGGAATATGCGGCAACAACAAAGGCTAAACGAGCGGGCAAAGCAAAAGGTAAACAATTTGTTTCACAGCCCAAGGCAGTTGCTAAAAAAGTAAAACCATTTAGGAAAGTAAAATGAGTCGAGAACTTACTGAAAAACAAGCTAAGTTTTTAGAGGTGCTATTTGAAGAAGCAGGTGGAGATGTTCTACGTGCTAAGGAGTTAGCAGGCTATTCTCCAAATAGTCCCACTACCGATATCGTCAAGGGTATCAAAGAAGAGTTGATGGAACGTACCCAGTTGTACATGGCACGTAATGCACCCCGTGCAGCCATGTCACTTGTCAGTGGTATGATTGACCCCACAGAATTAGGATTGCGTGATAAACTAAGTGCTGCTAAGGATTTGTTAGATCGGGTAGGCTTAGTCAAGACTGAGAAGGTACAGGTTGAAGCTACGAATGGTTTAATGATCCTCCCACCAAAGGAAAAAGAAGAGGAGTAATTAATGGCAGCAACTACTCGCCAGTCAGCGGGTAAATGGATTTTGCCACAACCAGAAAGTGCAGCTACAACCGGGGAGTATGTTTCAATCCCTCGAATTACTAGAATATGGGTACCATTTGGATACAAAGTATCGGAACAAGATGCAGGTATACTAGATCCGATACCACTAGAATTAGAGGCGTTGGAAAAAGCGAAGAAGTATTTGAAACAGTACACCTCCAGAGAAGTAGCAGCTTGGCTAACTAAGGTGACTGGCAGATACATATCCCATGCGGGACTATTAAAAAGAATAAAGAATGAGCAGCAGAACAAGAGAAAAGCTACTACTCTCAGAAAATGGGCTGCCAAATACAGGCAAGCCCTTGAAGCGGCACAAAGGTACGAAGACAAAGTCGGGAAAAGAGTCATCCGAGACGCAGGAACAGAAGAGTCCGATAGCTGAAGTACCAGAAGAAGAAGAGGATTCGGTCTATGTACCTGATCTGTCTGAGCAAAATGTAATATTTAAACCCAATCCGGGTCCTCAGACACTGTTCTTGGCAGCACCTGAGCGTGAAGTACTGTATGGTGGAGCAGCAGGAGGTGGTAAATCCTATGCGATGTTAGCAGATCCACTGCGATACATGGGTCATCCACAGTTTAGTGGGCTGTTACTACGTCATACCACTGAAGAATTACGTGAATTGATCTGGAAAAGCCAAGAGATGTACCCGAAAATCTATCCGGGCATCAAGTGGTCAGAGAGAAAGATGCAGTGGGTGGCTCCAAGTGGGGCTAGATTGTGGTTTTCATACCTTGATAGGGACGAAGATGTACTCCGTTATCAGGGTTTAGCGTTTAGTTGGGTAGGGTTTGACGAATTGACGCAGTGGTCTACCCCATTTGCGTGGAATTACATGCGTTCTCGTCTACGTAGTACGGCACCAGACCTGCCAATCTACATGAGAGCCACTACCAACCCCGGTGGACCGGGTCATGCGTGGGTTAAGAAGATGTTTATTGACCCAGCCAGAGCAGGTAGGTCATTTTGGGCTACGGATATTGAGACTTCACGGGTCATGACGTACCCAAATGGACACAGTAAGGCGGGACAACCCCTGTTTAAGCGTAGGTTTATACCTGCAATGCTGACAGACAACCCGTATCTTGCTGAACAGGGTGATTATGAGACGATGCTGCTGTCATTACCAGAGCATCAACGTAAACAATTGTTGGAGGGTAACTGGGATGTATCTGAAGGAGCAGCATTTCCTGAGTTTAATCGCCAGATCCACGTTATTGATCCGATGGACATCCCTAAAAGCTGGGTTAAGTTCAGAGCGTGTGACTATGGCTACGGTTCTTACTCAGCAGTTGTCTGGTTTGCTGTAACTCCAGCAGAACAATTGATTGTTTACAGGGAATTGTACGTAAGTAAAGTACTTGCCAGAGATTTGGCGAATATGGTACTTGAATTAGAGCAGAATGATGGGACAATGCGCTATGGTGTACTGGACTCATCGTGTTGGCATAAGCGTGGTGACACTGGTCCGTCTTTAGCTGAGCAGATGATTCAGCAAGGATGCCGATGGAGACCCGCAGATAGAAGTGCTGGTAGTCGTGTGTCGGGAAAAAACGAAATACATAGACGATTACAGGTAGATGAGTTTACAGAAGAGCCAAGATTGGTTATAACTAGCAACTGTACGAATTTAATTGCTCAATTACCAATTCTTCCTTTGGATAAGCATAACCCAGAGGACATAGATACGAAGTCAGAAGATCACTTATATGATGCTCTTCGATATGGTATTATGAGTAGACCTAGAAGTAACTTGTGGGATTACAATCCCTTACACCAAACAAATGGGATGAAGTTAGCCGATCCCACATTTGGATATTAAAGGTAGAGAATGGCAGATAAAAACCTGATCGAAGACGAATCCATTAACCTTAAAGATGTTAGTAACATCAATGAGGAAGATCCCGTAGCTGCTCCTATTGTGCAGTTACTGATGGATAAATACAATAAGGCAGAGACTACAAGACGTAATGATGAAGAAAGATGGTTACGTGCCTATCGTAACTACCGTGGCTTGTACGGTCCTGATGTGCAGTTTACTGAGGCAGAGAAGAGCCGTGTGTTTATCAAAGTCACCAAGACTAAAACACTTGCAGCCTACGGACAGATTGTCGATGTTCTATTCTCCAATAACAATTTCCCAATCAGTGTAGATCCAACAGTACTGCCAGAAGGTGTAGTAGATACAGTTAGCTTTGATCCTTCTGAAGAAAAGATTCGTGCTGCAGTACCTAACTTCTCTCCTTATGGATTCAAGGGTGACGGTAAAGAATTACCACCCGGTGCTACATTCAAGACATTACAAGATCAATTAGGTCCTCTAACAGACGAACTGTCTGGTATCAATAATCTCAATGAAGGTCCCGGACAAAGTCCTACCTCTGCTACATTTAGCCCAGCCATGGTTGCAGCTAAAAAGATGGAGAAGAAAATTAAGGACCAGCTAGATGAGAGCAATGCCAGTAAGCAACTAAGATCGACTGCATTTGAGATGGCACTCTTTGGTACTGGCATCATGAAGGGTCCATTTGCCGTAGATAAAGAATATGCTAACTGGTCTGAGGAAGGGGATTACTCTCCAGTAATTAAGACAGTTCCTTCTACATCCCATGTCAGCGTTTGGAATTTGTATCCAGACCCTGATGCATCAAACATGGACGAAGCTCAGTATATGATTGAGCGACACAAGATGAGTCGCAGTCAATTACGTGCACTTAAGAAGCGTCCTTTTTTCCGTTCTAAAGTTATTGATGATGTTATCAATCGTGGTGAATCATATACCAAGAAGTATTGGGAAGACGATTTAAATGACTATCAAATTGATCAAGGCATTGATCGCTTTGAAGTCTTAGAGTTTTGGGGTGCCGTTGAGCGTGAAATGCTTGAGAGTAACGGAGTAAAGATCCCAGCCGAATTAAATGCTGCCGATGAATTACAGGCAAACATTTGGTATTGCAATGGTCGTATCTTGCGAATGGTATTAAATCCCTTTAAGCCAGCTAGGATTCCGTATTATGCTGTCCCCTACGAGCTAAACCCCTACTCTTTCTTTGGCATCGGTGTCGCAGAAAACATGGACGACACACAAACTTTAATGAATGGGTTTATGCGTATGGCGGTAGACAATGCCGTCCTATCTGGCAATTTAGTGTTCGAGGTGGATGAAACCAATCTCGTTCCCGGTCAAGACCTGTCTGTGTATCCCGGAAAAGTATTCCGTAGACAAGGCGGTGCTCCCGGTCAGGCTATCTTTGGTACGAAATTTCCTAACGTATCCAATGAGAACCTACAGTTGTTTGACAAGGCTCGTATCTTAGCTGACGAAGCAACAGGCTTACCTTCATTCTCCCATGGTCAGACTGGTGTATCCGGTGTAGGTCGTACAGCTAGTGGTATTAGCATGTTAATGAATGCTGCATCGGGCAGTATCAAGACTGTTATTAAGAACGTAGACGATTATTTGCTACGTCCTATTGGTGAAGCATTCTTTAGCTTTAACATGCAGTTTGACTTTGATCCTGAGATCAAGGGAGACCTAGAAGTTAAAGCCCGTGGTACCGAAAGCCTCATGGCTAACGAAGTACGTAGCCAACGACTCATGCAGTTCCTACAAATTGCTAGTAGCCCAGCACTTGCACCTTATGCTAAATTCCCGTATATTATCAGGGAGATTGCAAAGGCAATGGATTTAGATCCTGAGAAGGTTACGAATAACATTGATGAGGCAATCAGACAAGCCGTACTAATGCAACAAGGTCAGCCTCCTGCCCCAGCTGCTGGTGCTCCCGGAGTTCCCGGTGTAGCAGATACTGCTGGTACTGGCGGTGGCAACATTGGAATCGGTATGGCACCTACACCACAAGAACAAGGATTTACTGGTAATGAGCAACCTCAACAGCAGCAGCAAGCAGTACCTCCCCAAGCTCAAGGGCTTGGTTAATACCAATACTCAGTGGCAAGCATTTAATGACATGCTTGACTATTACATTGAGTTGCAGCAGAAGAAACTAGAGCAGTCTGTAGAACCTGTTAATTTATATCAAGCCCAAGGTGCGATTACAGCACTGCGACAGCTTAAACATTTGAGAGACGAAGTCAATGCCGAAACAAAAGCAAACGGATAAGGAAGAACAGGACTTCCAATCTGGCATTAGAAAGACCGAGTGGTTTAAAGAATATGTAAAAGAGTATGGCGAAGAACCAGATTTAAATACAAGAGATTACAATTATCGTGCTGCATGGAAAGCTGGAGTCAGACCTCAAAGAGATCCATACGATAAAAATAGATATCACTGGAGTTCGTCTAATCCAGAGACTGGTGAGATGTTAAAGTCTAAAGAACATCCTACGGCATGGAAAGAGGAATATATGAAACAAACTGGTAGAAATCCTGATGAAGTAGGTATAACTAAAGAGCAGGCAGGTATGGCTAAAGGTGGTCAAGTGAAGGCACAAACTAAAAAACTTCTAGAAGAAGGCGGTATGCTTCAAGAAGGCGGGACTGTCGATCCAGTAAGTGGCAACGATGTCCCTGTCGGGTCTATGAAAGAAGAAGTACGTGATGACATCCCTGCTAAATTAAGCGAGGGTGAGTTTGTATTCCCTGCCGATGTAGTTCGCTATATTGGTCTTGAGCGTCTGATGCAGATGAGACAGGCTGCCAAAGAAGGTCTTAAGAAGATGGAAGCTATGGGTCAGATGAGTAATGCTGACGAGGCTACTGAGGAAGATGATGGTGAGTTTGAATCCCAGTTAGATGAAATCTTTGAAGAGATCGAAGGTGAAGAAAAAAAAGAAACAGAGATGCAAGTTGGTGGTATGGCTGTATCACAACAACAACCTGCTGCTATGCCCGAAGGCATGACACAGGAAGCGACTGCACCTAAAGTACCTGAGTTAACTCCTGAGCAAATGCAGTACATTAATGAAACTGCAAAGAGAATGAAAGAGAAAGAGCCTGAGTTGGCTTCTCTACCACCTAGCAACCCTACTGAGGGACTGAAGCCTACTGATATCATCAAAGGTAACTTTGGTCCCGATAAACAACAGGAAGCTGATGCGTTTATCAACAAAGTAGAAAGACTGACTCGTGCTAATCGTGTCATTACAACTAGGCATAATGATACTGTTATTGTCGGATTCGTAAAAAGACCCGGTGTGCTAGATCCATTCTTTTTCAGTAATGATAGCCCAGAAAAAATAGATGAAGCAATCACTACTGGTATTGAAGTAGCTAAGAAAGCTGGAATTAGAACACTAGAATCAGATACTAAAACTAATATTGAACCATTGGTTAATCTCGGCTACGATGTACAAGAAACAGAAAAGGGTTGGAAGTTAGATATACAGTAGCACATGATAAAAATAATAAAAGTAGAACAACAACATTTAGATTTGTTGTTTAGTTTAGTAGAGCAAATGGTAGCAGAAAGTGTATTTGCACACGCTAAACCCTCAAGAAAAAAGATAGAAGACTTATTTAATTATCCAAAGAGTGCTGGATTTCTAGCATACAAAGATGATATCTGTATTGGTTTTATAGGTGGATTTATTGGTCCTTTCTTTTTCTCTGACTATGAAAGAGCAGCAGATTTAGGATTTTATATATTGCCAGAGTACAGGGGTGGTAGAGCAGCATTCTTATTGCTACGTGCTTTAGAGAATTGGGCAAGAGAATCCGGTGTAACAGAACTGTATATGGGGCATACAGTAGGTGGCAAGATTGAAGAGACTAAAAAGTTTTTCATACACAACGGCTATAGAGTCGGTGGCTTTAATAGCGTAAAGAAACTATAAGGATACACTATGTGTGGTGGCGGTGGACCAACAGGTATTGGATTTGTCGATAACGCAATTGACAAAGCAGACAACTGGGTAGAAGGTGCTGGCGATACATTAGCCAAGATCGATCCGGGTCCTGCTATTGGTGATATTGGTGAACAGTTTGATAAAGAGGTATTGCAAAAGGTAGACGTAGGAACTGTGGCTACTGTAGCTGCTATTGTTACGCAACAATACTATCTTGTACCTTATATTTCAGCAGCTAATACAGCGATCAAAGGAGGCAGTATTACAGACGTTGCAGTATCATTTGGTATTTCGTATGCTGCTACTACTTTTGCTCCGCAAATTTCTGAAGGCATTTTAGGTACAACTGGAAGTAAAATAATTGCAGGTGCGGGAACTGGAGCGATTGTTGGTGCTGGGACAGGTGCTGCTAGAGCAGTAGCTAGTGGTCAAGACGTAGTTCAAGGAGCTACTAGGGGTGCTATAGAGGGGGGTGTAACTGGTGGTGTGGCTAGTGGTGTTAGCGAAGCTTATAGCGGTATTAAGAGTGAACTAGGTATTGGCAGTTCTTATGCCCCTAATGCTGTACAAGATGCACAATTTATTGCTGATTCTGCAGAAGGATTAAAAGCACAGGGCATTGGAGAAGATCAGATGGTAAAGATCTTGACTCAAGAAGGAGTTGATCCTTTTGCAGCTACCGATGCAGCACGTATGACATTGAGTAATGTAGGACAACAGGCAGTAGCCCAGAACTTAGCAGGCTCTTATAATGCTAATGAACTATTTACTCCTCCCCCACCAACAGAAACTGGTTTAGAGAGAGCAGGTAAGAAATTTGCTAGTGATGTGATATCTAAGAGTATTCTTGGGGAGATACTACCGTCTGGAGAGACACCCGATGGTTTATTAACATTGAGAATGAGATCTCGCTACAGCCCTACGGATGACATGACTGAAGATTTAACGGGCTTCGGTAAAGTAGCGTTGACAGAAGTAGCCCCAGCTAAGTATGACCTTAAGAGATTCGTAAATGCTGAAGGTCAATCTACTATGATCTCGTTTAAAGATGATGAACCACAGGCTCCAATCCCTGCAGGATATAAAGAAGCTGAAACAATTGGTGCAGCTGAGGGTGGACTTATTGGTACAACCACGGTAAAATACAGCAAAAAACCACTACTTGCTCCTCGCAAGAAAGTGACTAAACCTAAGAAGACTGCCAGTAAGGGGCTGGCATCTAAGAAATAAATTTACCCCTTAATAATGGCTACCTAATACCCCAGTTTAGTCTGGCAACTGTTAGCCCCAACCAAAGAGGAAAAGATGGAACTTCAAAAAGTAGAGACTCAAGTCAAGACAGCTTCTGGTTTTGCAACACGGAATGCTAACAAGGAACGAATTGAGCAAGAAGAAGCAGAGTTAAAAGCATTACAAGATAGTAATAAAGGTGAAGAAGCTAAGGCTAATGCACAAGATGCTGAGGATGAAGACGGTCCAGAACCTACTAATCCTGAAGAGAAAAGCTTTAAGAAACGGTACGGAGATTTGCGTAGGCATACTCAGAAGCAGCAAACTGAAATGCAAAAGCAGATCGATGACCTAAAGGGACAGTTAGACAAGGCAGCTACCAAGCAGCTTCGTATGCCCAAGTCAGAGGAAGAGATTGCTGAATGGGCTAAGGAGTATCCTGACGTAGCAAAGATTGTTGAAACCATTGCCATGAAAAAGGCACAGGAACAATCTAAGGCTTTGGAAGAGCGTCTCAAGAAGCTTGACGAGATGCAAGCGGATACATTAAGACAAAGGGCAGAGACAGAATTAATGCGTCTACACCCCGATTTTGATGAGATTCGTGACCAAGAGCAGTTCCACGATTGGGTGGAAGCACAGCCTAAATGGGTACAAAGTGCCCTGTATGAGAATGAATCAGATGCTATTTCTGCCGCCCGTGCAATTGATTTGTACAAGGCAGATATGGGTTTAACTGGCAAAAAGTCCAAGAAGTCTGAGGACAAAGAGGCAGCTAAATCTGTAGGTAGCAGCAGTAAAGCAGGACTTGACTCTTCAAATGAGCAAGGCGTAATCCGGGAATCAGATGTAGAACGGATGTCTGCCAGAGAATATGAGAAGAATCAAGAAGCTATTGTAGCTGCGATCAAGGCAGGTAAGTTTATTTATGACCGCACTGGATCAGCACGATAGGTATTGACAAACCAGATTTTTGGTTTATAACTGTAGTACAAGTATAAGGTACAGGGTATTTATTTACCCTTACCTTAACCCAATACTGCCACCCATAGCTAGGGTCAACCAGTGTGTCGGGTAACTAAGCAGCACACTAACGCAACACAGTAATTCATAGGACTACCCTAACATAGTTAGCCCTTATATCTTAGATAATCTAGAAGTCTAAGCTATAAGCACCTAGCATCATAGGCTCCAAGAATTTATGTAAGCGTATTTATTAATATGCCTTTCATTTATTAGGAGAATACTAAAATGGCATTTCCTTCAGCATCCGGTTACGGCAATTTACCTAATGGTAATTTTTCGCCAGTAATCTATTCCAAGCAAGTACAACTTGCATTCCGTAAATCTTCCGTGGTAGAAGATATCACCAATAACGATTACTTTGGTGAAATCGCTAACATGGGTGATAGCGTTAAAATCATCAAAGAGCCAGAAGTTTCTGTTCAGTCGTATGCTCGTGGTACGCAAATCACAGCACAAGACTTGGACGATGAGGACTTTACACTCGTAGTCGATCAAGCTAACTATTTCGCATTCAAGATTGATGACATCGAAGCAGCTCACAGCCACGTAAACTTTATGTCAATGGCTTCTGATCGTGCAGCTTATCGCTTGCGTGACCAGTATGACCAAGACGTACTAGGTTATTTGGCTGGCTTTAGCCAATCAGCTAAGCACAGTGCACCTTACACAGCACGTACAACTTTCCCCGGCACAAAGGCTGTATCCACAGCTGGCTCGGATGAGTTGTTGAGCACAATGAAGTTAATCAAGTCAAGCTTTGGCAATATCACAACAGCAT